TTTCTCAAACTTATGTGTCTTGGTTCTGAATATCCTGTTACCACCGTTCTCTAAGAACTGTACTTCAAACTTAGTCTTCTCTCCCGGAGTACGGAACCCTGATGCGTTACGTGGACTGCCTGCCATCTCTTCCATAATGTTCATGCTGTTCTGCATTTGGAAGTCAGCGTTGAGTACCGTAGCATCCAATCGTATCTCACGAACATCACCATCTTCGTCAACGACATATCGCCCACCGGGGGCACCACGTTCACCATAGAATTCTACATCACCCTTCTCAATTATAGGAGGGTTAATTATTCTATCGAAGGCATCAGCTCTTTGATTCTCAAGCTTATCTAACTTGTACTGCATGCCTACTAGTCTAGCCAGTGGAGACATACCCATCAAGTTGTTGGGACGGTCTTCCCATCCTGAGTAATAGATATACTGACTACCGTTACGAGAACGGATAGGCTCAATACTAATTACCTTTCTGCGGTCAGCTACGATAATCTTATGGTTCGGTAAGTACTCTCCATCAGCCAGTGAATAGAAGTCACCGTAGAACTCTAATACCTCAACAGTATCACCCTGCATGTAATCCAGTAATTGACCAAAGCCATCTTTACTAAGAGACTCAGACTTCCAATCAAGACCACTGTGCGTACCTGTAATGCCAGAGCTACGAACAAACTGTCTAGTAGTACGCATCTCCTCTAACATTGCATGAGTGAAGGGAGTGTTAGCATCTTCATCAATTAGCCTACGGATATCTCCTAGTCCATAAGTCTTACGGATAATCTTACGGGCTTGCTTGAAGGATGAAGCGGTTACATCAAATACAATATCCTCTGCACTAATCTTATCAAGTACACATCCTTGATATAACATTTTGACATGACCATTGGCATCTTCATACGTTTCTGTTATATACCTTTGCTGTGCAAAAGTAGCACCAGTGTCAATCCATTCAACTAAGTTTGTATTGAGTACTGCCTCATAATCCTTACGTTGCATCTTAGTACGGACGTAAGCCTCTAAGTTCTTCTTGCTTTCTTTAGATGCAGCAGATGCATCGAATGCTTCAAACTGTGCCCAGTTAGGATTACTAAACAGGTGGGCATTGTAGTTAGCCTGCAAGTTCATTGCTATCTGTGACAGCTTGGGAACCGTAGTTGAGTTCTTAAAGCCTGCTTGCTTTAGCTCTGTAGTATTGGTAGATGTAGCATACTTGTAATTGCGTATCTCTATCATCTCAGATTCCCACGAACTACGCGCTCGTTTGAACCTATCCCATAAGGTACTAATCTCATCTGCCATAGCATCAGGTGTTAGTAGCTGTACCATTGCATGTGCATTGGTTGTCATTATACAGTTCCTCCAAAACGACTATGATACTGAACAGGGTTAGCATACTTCGCCATCTCTTCTTGCTTAGAAGGTCTACGAGGTTTCTTAACATATTCAGAACTTAGTCCGTCAGCCAGAGTGTTCTTGATATCATCATGCTCTGGATTATCTAACAAAATCTCTTCTTCGAGGTAAGTACATAAGCCACCTTTGTAGTGGTATATCTTACCCTCTTCATACTTCGGCAACAGCGCTGCTTCCATACGTTCTTCTTTTGCACCATCATACTTGTTAGGACGATGCTTATCAATTCTACAATGTATACCTTCCTCACTGCAGCTGTCCTTAAGGGACTGAACGATAACTTCCTGTGCTGCTGTCACTTCCGCACGGAGCCTAGTAAACTCCCACTTGACAAGCATGTCTTTAAAGTTACTAAAGTACACTGAGGTCTTGTTAGTCTTAAATCTAACTATGTCCAGTACATAAACATTATACTCGAAGTCTATACCGAACACCACGATACAAGTATAATCGGCACGCTTACTTGAGCTGAATGCGAAATCCATTGCGGCATAAACATTAAGCCTGCGGCTCTCGCCAGCATAACCCCTGTTGCCTTTACTCTTACCATAATGCCAGTTACCACCCTGCATGAATATATGCTCACGCTTGTAGTACTGGAAGTTGCCCCGCTCTATGTTGCGGTTATCTAAATCATTCGGGTTGTTGTAGTACTGTGCGAAGAACTGCAACCTATCTTTGTACTTGGCTTTCTTACGGGCTAACTCTGCCCAGTTGAAACCAAACATCTTGCCATCAGTAAGTCTCGCTCTACGAGGCCAGAGGAATACGCCATTGACTTCTACCTGTCTTTCATGCACTGCGTACACAGCCCGTGAATCAATTACCTCACCTGTCTCCTCATCGTGGACTTCTTCCACCATGGATTTCAGTGTAGCGTAATGGTCTTTCGGATGATACCTAGTGCCCACTGCACACTCAGTACCACCAGTTGTAAGCACCGATGCAAGCTGAGAACATGATGCCTCAACCTTCTTACGGGCTTCGATTGTGTAAGCGTTCTCTGGAATAACCACATCGTCTTTCGCTAGAAAGGTACAATGCCAACCAGTAGTGTTGGTGGTTAGTCCTGCTGTTGAAACTGTCGGGTCACGTACGCCCTCTTTCTCCCTGTCGGGATGGTCAACTGCTATGCCTGTGGTATTCCACATGCTTCGTTTACCCTTGTCAACATTAATCATATCCGGGCTAAGCTGTCTAAAATAACGTGACTCCAATATGTTCTGAATATCCAGCAGCTGCCTCTCGGCAAGCCCACTGGTAGCAGATAAATACAGGATGGTTATTGTCGGGTCTTTGTAAATTTCCCATGCACAACGTACCGCTAGGCAGTGTGACTTTTGATGGTCACGAGGCAATAAGCCTAGTGTGTTATCTATGTCATTGACCTCAGCCTGTTGCCAAAAATCATACAGTTCCCTATGACAATCCCCATACTCTCGATGAGGCTCGACTGCACATGCGAACTTATACAGAGAGTTAGTACAGCGCTCACGCAACTGCTCCAACTTAGTCTCTGCTATCGACACATGCTTAGTCGTGGATGTTCTAGCCTTTGTTTTTCTCATCAAGTAACCTGCCTATCATACTCTTAAGTTCTTTGAGTTCTTCCTGAACATGACCGATGCCTACCGCAAGTGGCTGCAACTTAATGTCAATCATTTCCTTAGTCTCTTCCTTGCTATAAATCTGTGCTGCTATCTTATCAATACGTAACTTGTTGTCTCTGGTCTGTACGTGCTGCCATCTAAAGAGTAGACCTACTACTCCCATTTGTGCTAACAGTGCGCTGAGTACAATTACTAAATCCATTCTAGTTTGCCCTTCCACTAGTGTCTGTACGCTCTAACATTTCTTCTATATCACCGGGTACGATATCACTAGTTCGTTTGCCTTTCGATTTAGGTTTACCTACGCCAGCTATTTTCTTATCGTTCAACAGTGTCCGAGCTGCTGTTACATTTCCTGCCTCCGTTAGTTGGACTAGTTTCGCTCTGGCTAAAGCTGACTCTCGTAGCTTAAGTTCTGCATTCCATTCCTCAACGTAAGGAAGGAACCATGTACACCTTTTAAGTTTAGTCCAGTGTTGGTAGTTGCCCAACAATTTGATTGCTGCTTCGTACTCACTGTCACAGCTCATGTAGATTAAGTACATTGATTTATACACCACACCTTTGAACTCATGGTCGTTAGGCTTGAGACAGTACGGGGCATTTATCTCCACTGTTGTCTGGTGCCTATGCTCATAGAACATGGCCTTAGTACATCCCACAAAGCGTGGATGGATTGGTAACTCACTGCCCACCTTGGGGCGTAAGGCTAGCTTGTTGACTTCTGGTATGTCGTATGCTTTTTCTGGCTCACTAGCAACTAGCTTGCCTTCATCTTCAATAGCTGATGGTTTGATAATCTCTGGTAGCTGCTCGTTGAGTGCTTCCTGTAGCCGTTCTTCGGCTGCGTTCTTACTCCTTCGACTCATCGTAATCCCACCCTATGTTATATGATAAACTGTCCTGATGCTGGTCGGCATCGAGGTTAACGGCTGTTGGTTTCTTGTTCATACAGTGCCCACATTTGTTACACCGAATCAACGGGTCTTTACTTGCGGGGTGTGTTTCTTCTTGCTCATGGCAGCATACCGGGCAACGGTAGAGGTAGTTCGTACCCCTACTGTCTGTGCCCTTATAGTTAATCTTGATAGCCATTATGGTGATACGTCCTGTATAATCATTTCAATATTCGTAGCTTTACAAGAAGTGTCAGCAGTGATGAACCTACTCCGTATAACATCTGTTGCTGATACGGACAATCCTAAGTAGCAATAGGTGATGCTCAGTCCTGTTGCATCTGCCTTGGTAGTCGCCATAGTAAATATGCCTATGGTAGATAAGCCAGAGTCTAAATGGTCTAGTGTCATTGAGACATCAGTATCCGTATTAACATCTGCAAGCGTAGCTCGGTACATTATGTTAACTCTGGTTACACCAGTAGGAATAGTAAACCTCTCGTTGTTAGTTCCAATATCTGCAAACCCATTGTCATCATAATCCTCAACAGTAAACTCCGATAGAGTATTACCATCTATGGTTAAGTCAGTAGTACGAGTTAATCTACAAGCCTGAGGAGCAGCGGCAGCTGCAGCCTTCCAAGCGACACCTTCGCTAGCTGTACTATCTGCCGTTAGCACTTGGTCGTTTGTACCTACAGCTAATCTAGCAGGTGCTGTGGTATGAGCTAGTAAATCACCTTTGGTAGTTAACACCGCAGCTGACTCTGTTAACGTTCCATCTTTGTATTGAATATCAAGTGACACATAAATCTGACTCCATGAAGAGTCATTGGCATCTGTCTCTAGTTTGAAGTAGTCACCTGCTACTACGTCTATGATGGGGGTAGCCATCATGTGCAATCTTAAAGTATTGCCTGATGTAAAGGATGAACCGTATTCACGCTGCAAAGCATCTGCGCTATTAAAGTGCGAGATTGCTGAGTAACCTGCTGTACCTGCGGCTACACCTGTAGCATCTATGTGAGAAGTAAGTCTTACCTTAGTAACCCCGGCAGGGATAGTAAGTCTATCGTTGTCTGTACCTAAGGTAGCAAAGCCATCTGTGTCATACACTTCAACATCAAATGTATTTATTAGAGCAGTAGCTGTACGAGCTGTTGCAGACTCTTCTTCTATCTTAGCGCCATGAAATTCTACTGTAGCAGCCCCACCAGCTGCTGCATCTTTCCATGCAAGACCAAAAGCATTGGTACTATCAGCTGTCAACACTTGGTCATTAGTTCCGATGGGTACTCTATCGGCATCAGTATCGAATGCCATGATGTCACCCTTGGTTGTCAAGGGGTCACCCGATGGTGCAGCAATCCATTTCAAGCCTGTAGCTTCTGCACTGTCGGCAGATAGTAACTGTCCGTTTGTGCCTACTGCTAATC